TCACACTCAAAACGGAAACCTGACACATCACACTAAACCCAATCAGCATCACCAATCACATCTGGCATGATGCGCTTCACCTGCACAGGCTGCGCCACAAGTAACTTGTTCAACTGCACATCAAGCATTGTCGCGCTAGGCACACTCAACTGCATCAACGCTGTTGTGACCTGTTGTTCAGTCCAGCCTGATTTCAACGCACCGTTGATGATTGCCAGCAGTGAATGCCACGCACCCTTGCCTGTTGGGGTCTTGCCACCTGTGCGCTGTTTGTATGCGTTCCACCATTCATCAGCGATTGACTGCGCAGCAGTAGGTTCTTGACTTTGTTTCACACTGACTATGGTTTGTTCTTCACCTGTGAAGATACCCGTGTCATCACCTGTGAAGGTAGGTCTATTCACCTGTGAAGATACCCCTGCATTAGTAATCACTGTGTAGATGTTGCTGGTGAAATCACCCTTGTCACTCAATCGTTGTTTCTTGTGTATCGCGCCAATCTCAACAAGTTCAATCAAAGCCCTGTCAAGTGATGACAAAGACAGATTGCACTTGTCTGCAAGGGTCTTGCGTGATGGGTGGCATTGCCCTGAATCTTTGTCTGCATAGCGTTGAAGCGTTCCATATAGGCGCACTGCGTTGCTGCTAATCGGGGCGTACAAGACCCATTCAGGAATGATGCAGAAGTAGTTGTCTGCATTGATTGATTTCATTTGTTCTTCCTATCGTTGACATTTACTACAACTGCCAGCGATACAATGAACGCTGGCTTGACTTCCTGTTCCCCCACAAGGATTCACCAAGATAGTGCCTGTGTGCGTTCTTATGTGAGAACCATGCAGGCATTGTCATTTATCAGCAACAGTTCTCACATTGGTGACGCACCCATCTGCCAACATCAGTGCATGAAAACAATTACCAAACCAGAACACGGAAGCCTGCAATGGCTAGAGACACGCCACAAGCATGACGGAAGAACAATCGTTGGTGCTTCAGAAGTGTCAGCAATCATGGGTGTGAATCCATACAAAACAATCACAGACCTAGCAATTGAGAAACTGCAGCCACCACAGGTGCGTGACAAGAATGAAGCAATGAAGCGTGGCATCTTCCTTGAACAAGGATTGCTTGACTACGCCAGCGCAGAAATCGGAAGCACGATTGTTACGCCAGCAGAAATGTATCTGAACGGAAGAATCATCAGCACACTTGATGGTGTTACTAATCAGGCTTCACGATTGTTTGAAGCCAAAACCACAACAGGCTGGATTCAGGGTGACGCACCCCTGCCAGAGTGGTATTGGCAAGCACAAGCACAAATGTTCTGCACCGATTGCACCACAGTCACATTCATTGTTCTTGACCGTCAACTGCGCATCACCATGTTTGACATTGAACGCAATGATGATGACATTGCAATCATGGTTGAACAGGTTGAAGCGTTCTGCACAGCGATTGACAATGAATCCTTGCCTGATGACAGCCCATTGACAGCAGAACAGGTCAGAGCACTGCACCCACAACCAGATGCAGGTGAGATTGAACTAGGCGCAGCAGGGCTGGAACTACTACAACGCTGGCAATCAGCAAAAGAAATGCTGAAGCATTATGAGAAAGAAGAACAAGACCTGAAAGACGCGCTTGCCAATCTGCTGCGCAACCATGACGCAGGCACAATTGATGGTCAGAAGGTTGTGACATTCAAATCACAGAACACCACACGCTTTGACAGCAAAGCCTTTGGTGAAGCACACCCTGACCTGCTGAAGCAGTATCAGAAAGCGTCATCATTCCGTGTGTTGCGCACAGTGAAGGGTGCAATCTGATGTCTGAATATTCAAAGCATTGAATGAAGTGATGAAAGATGTTGGTGCTGTTCGCAAGAATGAACGCAACACACATCAGAACTTCAACTTCCGTGGCATTGATTCAGTCATCAACGCTGTGTCACCAGCGTTCAGGAAGCATGGCATCTTCTGCACACCATCAGTCATCAGCAGTGAATATGAATCTGTGCAGGTGGGACAGAACAGAACAGTGATGGGTCACGCGCGTGTGATGGTCACATACACATTTCATGCAGCAGACGGAACATCAGTGGCTGCGACCGTCAGTGCAGAATCTATGGACAGTGGCGACAAAGCAACAGCAAAAGCAATGAGTGTTGCCTATCGCACAGCGTTGTTGCAGACACTGTGCCTGCCAACAGATGATGCAGACCCTGATGCAGACACATATGAACGCTCACCTGTTAGCGCACCAGAACGCAAAGATGAAACCGTACGAACACCACGTGCAACACAGAACAACAACAATCAACAACGCAAAGCACCACTGCGAAGTGATGCACAAGCAAACCTGATGCGCTCACTACTTGAACAATGTGAAGTTGATGAACAACTTGTCATTGATTCATTCAAAGTGAAGATTGATGACGCAACAGTTCCACAAGCAAAAACAATCATTGATGCGTTGCTGCGTTTGAAGAAGAATGAAATTGAAATTGAAATCAATGCAGATGGAACACCAATCATTCGTTGATGGCGACTTGTTCAAGGTTGCAAATCAGCGTGGTGTGTTTGTGTTCAGGGGCTGGAATCCTGATGGGTCTGTCAGGTGTTTTGGTGGCACTAGGGGCAGGGAACGCTGGCGCAGTTTCCCTGTGTCGGCAGGGCTGAAACCCTTGCAAAATAAGGGTTTGAAAGAATGACTTGCAATCCCTGAAAAGTTTTGCTTATGATGTCTGCATGGAAATAACATCAATCAAGTCAGAAAAAAGTTACCCCACCTACCGTGACCCCAACGGCGTTCTGTGCGCATTCAAAGGTGTGACTGAAGGTTCACGTGGAAAGCGTTTGGTGGCATTCATCAAGCGTGATGACCGTGAATGGATTGACGGTCGCACAACAGTTCCTGCTGGTGAATGGGTCATCTTTGGTAATTCAGTAAATGTTGATGCCATGGACAGGCGCGTGCGCTGGCGACAGAACAACGGCTGGTGCGTCCGATACTGCTGGATTGACATTGACAACCCAATGACCCTGAAGCAAATCGCAGCCTTCAACAACATCATCAACCAATAACCAACAACTATCAACAAAAGGAAACCAAGCCATGAAAAAGTCAGAGATTGAAACAATCATCACAGCCACACCAGAAGCAATCTTCAAGGAAGATGTCAAGAGCGCATGGCGCAACTTCATCATTGTGGGATTTGAACAGGTCAAGAAGAATCACTACACAGCACCTGTCACTGTTGCCCTAGTCAAAGATGTGTGGTGTTCAGCACCAACAATGGAACTGCACATCAGCGACAAGGTACGCAAGCAGCCACTGCGCACAATCATTGCAACCAATTCAGCAACACCACAGGCATTCCAATCATTGAAGATTGCACAGGCAGAACTCAAGAAGAACGCAGAGAAGCGTTACAAGCAACAACAGGAACTGATGAACAACATCAAGCCTGAACTGAACGCAGCGTTGAAGGCTTGTGGTGTGGACAACAAAGCATGGAACTTCAGTGACACCACATTCAAGATTGAAGTGGACATGGACAACGCAGAACAACTGCTGAAGGTTCTGCAAGCATTCGCAGCACAGCAGGTGACAGCATGAGTGACCAACCAGACCTGTTCAGCATCACTGATGAAGATGCGCTGCCCTACAACGGCACAGCAGGCGCAGTGAACCAGCCAGCCAGCACAGAACGCGCACAGACTGAAGCCGATTCAGGCACAGCCAAAGCAAGAGCATCAGCAGTGCTGAAACTTCTGTATGACAACCCAATCGGCTTGACCTATCAGCAGGTAGGCAAGAATCTGAATCTGCATCATGGGCAATCATCTGGTGCGCTATCAACACTGCACAAAGCAGGTCTTGTGTTTATGACTTTTGAACGCAGAAACAAATGTCAGGTGTATGTTCATGCTGCATATCGTGACCGATTCAAACCCCACGAACGGATTGACACACCTGCACAAACCAAAGCAGGCAAACGCAAAGATGACATGGAACGATTACTGCAAGCAATCATCATTGGTATTGAGATGGGCAGGGTGCGCGACAGCGTTGTTGAAGCAATTGTGAAAGAACTGCGCAACACTGACTGATACCATCAGCCATGTGACAGCAAGAAAGAAGCAACAATGACCCTGAAAGCAATTTCATATGGTGGTGGTGTCCAATCCACAGCCATGATTGTGCTTGCCATTCAACGCAAAATTGATTTTGAAGTTGCATTGTTCAGCAATGTTGGTGATGACAGTGAACACCCTGATTCATTGAAGTATGTGCGTGAAGTCATGCAGCCATATGCACAGTCACATGATTTCCCTGTGCATGAACTGTTGACTGTTCGCAGGGGAGAACCAACAACAATCAAGAATGAAATCATGCGTGAAGGTTCACTGCGCAATGTCATTCCTGTGTATGGCGACATAGGCGCACCACTGTCACG